TTATTTGTTTTTTTTAAAGTTGATTAAATAATTGTGTAATAGAATACGCATTTATACGCATTTTTAAATCATTGCTTTTTAAAAAATATATTATTCATTAGGTTTCTAAATAGTGGAGCAGATACCCCTGCAACGAATGCCACCAACGTGCAATTAAGGACCACTACTGGCAATAAATACAAAGCGATGGCAATATATACGGATAGGCACATATTGCAGTTAAATGGTTTAAAATTGACCTTTAACTTCTCGGGAAGTCTTGCCATATCAATAATGTAAAAAACAGAGAAAAGCGTTGCGATAACAATTTTAAGGAGTAACATGGTTTTTGATTTTATATTTTAAAAGTGTCTTCGTTTTTTTTATTGTCTTCATTAGGGAACGATAAGGTATGCCAGTGTCCCGTGAAAGGGACATTATGTTCTGCCCATTCTCGGAGTATAGTCTAAGTACCTCAAGTTCGTACCAATGCAAAATCTTTAAAGAGTTGTTCAGTTTAACTGTTATCTCATCGGTTTGAATGGTATCACTTACATCGGGTGCATCATGCTTCTCGGTCCATTCAGTGAACACCTTGCGGAACTTATTAAAGAAAGTTGACCTATCGGACTTAATCATTGAGAGCATTGTGCGGACCAAGTAGAACTTTAAGAATCCACCCGTATGCATTGACATAAATTTTACCTCATCCATTTCGCAAAGTACCATAAACATCTCTTGCCTCAAGTCATCCTGCAACTCAAAAGGTTGCATCTTCTTGATGGCATTGTCTATATCCTTGTCCGTGTATAGACCTGCGATGATATCGTTCTTTGTCAGACCCATTCATTCAGTTCGGGGATGCCCTTGTTATCGGTTGCAAGGTAACACAATGCTCCTGCATTTTTTGCCCTATTAAGAAAAACTATCTGAAAGTCGCTAAGTTTATCCTTAATAGTTTTAACCTCGCAATAGACCGCCTTGCCAGTAGTCTTGCAGAATCCTGTTATATCTGCTACACCTCTCTCCCCAATGAACTTGCGACCAGGTACAGACAAGTTGTTATTACGCCAAACATAGTAACCTTTGGATTCCAACTTGATTAATGCAAACTTGGTCAACATTCCTGCGGTTAAGTCCATTACCCTCTTTTTATAAGTTTGTCAAAGTATTGTGCTACCGCCATCCGATAGCACTGATGCTCCATGTAGTCATCATCCTTTATCTTGTTTCTTATGTCTATCTTGTCCTGCCTTGACCCTTCAAATAATTTCTCATTCATTGCCTTTAGAACTTTATCATAGGTTTCATCAACTTCTACAATTATTTTGCCTTGCTTATGAAGAATATGGAACACATCTACCCCGAACACGATGCTATCCCAAATGCGAAATTTTTTATAACAATCAAAAGCAGTTTCTATCTTTTCGTCATCCGTGATGAATCTTGGTTGCCAATTAATATTCTCAACTGGTTTAATCTCATTAAGTTTCTGCATACCATACCTTGCGAATGACCTGAGCAGTCTATGAAGATACAAGACTGAAAAGTTTTGATAGGTTTCTGCTTCCATATCTAACTTGCCTTTACTTGCTAAATCAAAAGCAAGGGATAACTCACCGAACTTGATGTTAGGGTATTCTTCAACGATTGACTTGTACATTAAAGATAGTTCCTCTTTATTGGGTATTTTATCTCCTTTGATGCCAAGTTTATGCATTCCCCTTATGAGTTCATCAACTACAAGTGCAATGCTTACAGTGTTTAACTTTTCCGATGCTCTTGCAAGTTTAAAACGTTCCAGGTCCAGTTGCTCTGAGTCTGTCAATCTCGGAGAAGTAGTCATGGATTTCGTTTCGTTTCTCATTATAGATGTCAAAGTTTGACTTAGTGCTTGTTCCATTTTTAGTTTCTTTTAGTTTAAATAATCCTTTGTAATTGTTTGAGATGCTTTGATTGATAACTTTTTTCGCAGTTTCTAAATCACCTCCCGAAAGTTCAACCAAGTTGTTTATAGCAGTTTGTTCTGTTTTAGAACTTTTGAACTTGTTACCATGCTCAACCTTTTTATAGTCCATCCATCCTTTCCAAACATTTTCCCAATCATCAGAAATGAACTCTAATTCTTTTATTTGTATTAAATCTTTCTTTAGTATAGAATTAGTCTTTTGTATAATGGCACTTTCACCGAGGTCGGTAATTTCCGAAGTCGGTGTTTCCCGAACTCGGTTATCTTGATTCTCGGCAGGTATGTCATAAACAATATGATTCCAACCTACAAACCTTCCTGTGGTTAGGTCATGCATCTTTATTGATAATATATAACCTTTAGACTGTAACCCCTTAAATGCTCTATCTATGCTGCCAGGTTTATCGGGAAGGTTGTTGTACAGATTCTTTTTGTAAATTACCCAATCTGATGGAAGTGACAATAAATAACTCAAAAGACCTTTTTCATCAAGTGTCAAAGACTTGGACTTTATCAACTCGTTTGGTAAAGTTGTAAACCTTTCGGTTGACTTGCTCTTTACTATTTGTCCAGTATTCATAAAAAAAATACCTTAAAAAGGTTCGGGGGAAACAAGTTTGCTTTCGCAGAACTTCCAAACCTTTCTAAGGCATTAATAATTTTTACTTGCACTTGGGTTTCCCTACCAAGTACCCCTAATATACAAAATTTATTTAACATCTTGTAATTTTTTCTTTATACGGACCGCATAGGTTTTCCCATCATTTCTGCTTACAACCTTGCGACCTATCTGCCTCAATTCGCTAATTTTATTCGGAGGATATCCCATAAAATTACAAACGCATTTACCTGACCGATAGGCGACCGCATTTGCCCTGCGTTCTTCAATGTCCTCAATGGATAAATCATAGACAAGATACTCAACTGCGTTCTCTAAATGATAGGTTAAATCTTTCATAGTTCCATTTTTAATCGGTCTTGAGGTATTCCGTAAGTTGGTCCATGTCCCAAGTCTACAAGGTTGCCATCATTAAATAAGTCATTACCTGGGAAGAATCCTTTGAACTCATAAGTAGGAAATTCACCCACCATCAAAGCATAATAGTCGGGTATTGACCTTGATTTCCAAACGCCAACCAAAAGCATTCCGTTTGTCTTCTTAGTTGTTTTTACGTCAATATATCCGTGTCCATTAATGTAGCAATCAAAAGGTATCGGATGGTCTATGGTCATGTCGGGATAAATGTTTTTTAGTTTGCAAAATGCAAACTCCCCACCAATACCTTCAAGGTTTATAAGTAGGTCATCTCCATTGCCCATCTTGTAAGACCTGCTGCCTCTGTCTATATTGCTATTGTGTCTTGCTAACGCTAAAGTTCTGACTATTTCTTGCTCGTAGTTGTCTAATGTGATTTGCATAATGTTTGGTTTAAGTATGGGTGAGGTCATTACAACCTCACCCTTGGTTTTCAATCAGAATGGCAAGTCAGAAGGTTCTTCTTGTTTTGAAGGTCCACCTGCTGCCATAAACTTAGCATTCCCGATGATTGTACCTTTCTTGCCTTGCTCCCTTTCCTCCTTGGTGATGGATTCAACGATAAAACCATTGTTTCCGTACTGGTCCACCTCTTCCTTAAGGAACAAGGTTGCGGACAAATATTGTCCTTTTTTACCCTTGTACAATCTTTTAGAGTCAATTTTACTCACATCAATGTTCAGACTGATTAATTTTTGCATATTTGTTTTATTTACTGAGTTGAATTTTGAAGGTTGAAGTTACTGACTTAATTGGCAGGTCTCCTTTGTGATAGGTCTTTTCTTTGTCCTCTATTTCCTTTTGCTTTTCCTTTAACAAGGTAATCTGCTCTTCAAGTTCGGACCAACCAGGTAGGTCTGTGAAGTCATATTTAACGGAATCCATCTGCGATACTGATGCACCAAGTACCTCTGCTTTTCCTTTAGGATGCTTCATAAGTTCTGATAAAACATTCTCGGTTATTCGGGTCTTTACCGACTTAACCAGTTGCTCTAAACTATTGAACTTTATTGCAACCTCCAAAGGGTCAAGCAGTCCATCATTGACTTGCTCTTGGATAGCATCTGCCATAAGTTCTATTCCAAATTTGGTAGGGGCAATATCCCCCACCTTTATTTCATTAACCTTTAAGGAGTTCATTTTTTCTTGCTTTTAGTTGGTCCTTGATAAATGTGTTCGTTTCAATCTTATGCTTGTTGGCATCATAGACCGCCTTGAGTTCTACAATGTTACTTGCCTTCTTGATTGCAATAGCAAGTCTGCCAATGCTTAACTCTGCATCTTCCTCAATTACCTCAACCGCTTCCACCTCCATTTGAGGCAATGCTTCTACCATTGTCTGCAATGCCCCTACGGATGCATTAGGAATTGTTTCTGCCTCTGATTCATCAAGAACACCCAATCCCAAGAGGTCTAAGGTTGCCCTCCGTTTTGCCTTAGTTTCTGCCTTCATGATTGCGTTTGCATAAGCCTCACCTTTAAGTCCTGCAATGTTGACTGCTCCGATTGATTCAGTACACCTACCATCAGGAAGAGATGCTTTGCTTGTTACAATGTAAACCCCTGCTTCTGCATTGGTATCTCTACTGGTAATCAAGTGAGAAACTTTGTGCAGTTTGTTAAGTTGTTGAGTTCCCGACCTTGTGCAGTAAAGTACCTCCTTGCCGTTAAGTCTAAGGATGTCAAAAGGTTTGGTAAATGGGTCTAATCCCATCCTTTCGCAATACCCGTTGTAATACCTAACCTTGTCCCCTGCCGACAGTTTGCTCAAGTCCCCTTGAAGGATTAACTGGTTCGCAATGCTGGTCTGTTGATTCTGATTCTGTTGTGTCATTGTTTTGTGATTTTTTTAAATATGGAAAAGGTTTTTCTATTCTAAAAGGTGATGAGTTCTCCATCGTTGATTTATGGGTAATGTAGATTTCCCAATCCTTGATACTTTTTAACCCATAAAAGTAATACCATTGATGCCTCTGTCTTTCAATGCTATCATGGTTACGCAAAGGGAATGCCGTTGCTCGGACTTCATCACGGACCATTAGGGTCATTTCTATTCTATCATAGTACATAATCTGAATAGTATTCGTGGTCATAATTACTGTCCATCTTGAAGGTAAAAGCATCCATGCACTTCTGCTCTACCAACTCATAAAAAGCAGAATGAAACTGAGGAAGAATGTTGATGCAGTGGTAACCTGGTATAAGCATTTCCCTTACTTGGACATCTACATAATCCTCAGCATCGTTAATGGTAGCAGTGACCATTATCATAATGTCTGCGATGCTAACCTTTAACCATTCCGCAGGTATGCGGACATTTGTTGTGACTTGTTTTTTCATTGCGTTTGTGATTTGATTTGTGTTAAAGTTAATTAATTTCTTC